ATCACCTTCGATAAGGCTACAAAAGCGCCCGTAAAAGGTTAAATCAACCTGTTTTCCTCCTATTTCTTCTCTTATTTTTGTTATTCTGTTCATTTTCTGATTTTGTTTTATTTTTTTCTTTGTTTTTTCTATCTTCTATAGAAGATGATAATAACATTATCTTTTCTATGTTACTTTTTGACTGTAAAAAAGAATCGCATTTCATTACCACTACCACCTTCTTAAGTTCCCCATTATCGTATAGCGATACACGCATCATGTTTTGCGCCTCGTCCACTATCAGACCTGGAGTAGTCTTAGCCATTTTGCGTAGCTTATTATACTCCGGTCTTTCCATTTCCTCTGTTTATTACTCTATAGTATTTATCTTTATCTCCCTCTTCCAACTTCTCCAGATAGAAAATTCCATCATGTAAATGAGACAAACAAAACCTGTATCCGTATTTCTGCGTTCTTCTTACATGATCCCGCAGTCTTATTTCTTCACTTTTGTCTTGTACTTTGATCTTAATACTGTCTCCTTCTTTGATTGTGTATAAAATAGTTTGAATCTCTTCTTTTTTCATCTTATAAAATATTTTAACGGCAGCACCTATACTCACGCACCAATACTGCCTTATGTTTAACAATTAAATACTTAACTCTTCAATGGTCAAGCCTTTTTCTTTTGCCCATTTTAACATTGCGCATAATTCTGTTTCTGACTTATATTTCGGATCACGCCACGCCCATCCGTATTTATCCAGGACATGATGATTTGACACACTCCCATCGCTAAAGCGAATGGGATTCTTGGATACAAACGTATGGAACCCCTGCATTTCTGCAACCGGAATTACCCATACTCTCCAATTCGGAAATGCCCTTCCGATATTGAACACAGCAACACACCTCTGTCGGCGCCGGTGCTTATCGCTGACGCCTTTATAATATCATTCTTGTATATTCTCATAACTCTTTTGTTTTATTGTTTGTGAGATGCCCAGAGTCGAACCAGGACCGGCACATACATACCGGCACGCCGCGTCATCCCCTCTATGATACAGAAATAGGCATGCCTATCCTCACGAACCGACATGCCAAAACCCAAAACTTAATTTGATGAATAAAATAGATTAACAAAAATACTATTCTAATTGGTGATTATATACTATATTTTTATGTTTTTTGAAATACATAAACACTACATTTCTTAACGCAACACATATGTATTCCCCATCCTCTAACCTATCAATCATCTCATATACCTTTTTCCAAATGAATAATCGCTCTTCTTTTGTAAACATATTCTTCTTTATTTTTGTGGTATTATTTGACTGTATGCAGACTTTTCCATGTACACAATATTATGCTCCTGTCCAAACATTTTCTTTGCCGCCTCTTTCTTTATCGCGCAATATCTCCCTGTACGATACGGATTCTTTTGATCTGATCCATCCTCGACTTCGATAATAAAACAGCCTCCGTCATCTATTATCTTTTTGCAATCGTCACATACTCCGCCCGTGCATATATGATGCGGCGCCTGACCTTTGATATTATTTCCTAATAAAGCAATCCCCATCTCTTCGCCACATATCATGCAGACTTCTATAGACGGATTCAATCCGTGTTCTGGATGTAATGTAATACCATCTTTCATTTTCTTTCCTCCTTCATTAACTTTATTATAAACTTTTTATCATGCTCCCATAATGGCAGACCTTCCCTTACAGTATATGCTACCGTTTCCCTTTCTCCGATCAATTTAACAGCAATCTCCCTTGCTGTTAAATCATCTTCGTCATGAGCCTTATGTATCAAATCATACGCACACGATCTAATCTTTTCTTTTTCGATTATGCGTGCGTTATTCAATTCACGTATGTGTACTCCTAAAGCCGACAAAACATTTACAGTCTTCCCTGCATCTTTTAATATAGCGTCTGCAAAATACAACTTATCCATATATTCAGGCAGAACATTATACACCACCTCTATATCTTTGTAAAGTTCATCACTTACCTCTCTCTTAATAAAGTCTTCAAATTCTTCTTTTAACATACCTCATTTGTTTTTAATATTGTGTGAGATCGCCGGAATCGAACCAGCCTACCGCACCATGAATCCCATAAAGCAAGTGCTCCGATCTTCGCAGACGGGAGCACTTTGTCTAAAGCATAAGAAAATTAATGAAGAAATTTTTCTCACTTACGCCATAGCATCTAAAATAGCTATCAGCACTATTTCTATGACAAGCATAATAGAGAATGTCTTAAATATCTTTTTCATATCTCCTCCTTTTTTATCTGTTCTTTTCACGTTCCACAATAAACTGTTCCGGCTCTGCCCTGGCCTACGTCCTACCTACAACCGCAGGCCTTAGCCCAAGGCGCCGCCTACTCCCCCTCTATGGCAGCCTGTTCGTACCTACAAATCCAGTCTCCTTCCATACAACTATCACTACGCGATAACAAACATGTATCTTTATAACAATCATAAAAAATACACCTCTCACAACTGTAATCCTTAACTTCTACACAGCTAACTACCTTAGCATATACTATTCCATCACTGCCTTCTATTCCTTTCACCCCAAAAATAGAACCTTCTACCTCCTTACTCAAATCTAAGTCAGGCGCAAAGTCATATACGTTCATGTTGTTTATGTTTTAATTATCATACATTCCGCTTGAAAAAAATACTCACATAATGCAGTCCTTAACCCTTAATCTGTGGGAAACCTACAGAATACTGTTTTAAAAACGATATCATACTGAATTTTGTGGAAAAAACTACAGAATGCTGTTTTAAAGCACTGTAAGTCTTTATTTTGTGGGAAAATCCTATATAATGCTGTTTTAAAACGCTGATAGTCTTATTTTTGTTGGAAGGGACTATAGAACGCTGTTTTAAAACGCTGATAGTCTTAATTTTGTTGAGAGGGACTATAGAACGCTGTTTTAAAACGCTGATAGTCTTATTTTTTTTGAGAGGGACTATAGAACGCTGTTTTAAAACGCTGATAGTCTTATTTTTTTTGAGAGGGAGTGCCCTCCCCCTCTCCAACCCCGGCTAATCCTCCGGCTTTCCGCATAGAACCTGCGCTCTCGGCCTCACTACCGGCATACGAAGAGCGCTACAAGCTTATACTCTGGCATGAAGTATGGGGTGTTTGGAGATAATATCATTCCATAGAGAGAATAGAGAGCCTTCAACCCACGCCCTACCGTCTGCTCCTCCTATCAAGATAGATATTCAAACCTATAATCAAAGCCAAAAACGAAAAGCAAAAGACCATTGCGATATTATACTGATCCGGTCCGTACTCCAACATAGAACGGATACCAACCGACAGAAAATAAAGATCAGCTACTAATAAAAACCACCACATAGAATAAAAAAATTACAATAAGTATATCCGAAAATACGGGTATTATAAAACCTAACTAATTGATAATCAAGCATACATCATTTTTAAGAAAAATACAATAAGCCTAATTTTCAATCCATAGAGACGAAAAAGGAGGCATCCGGCACCCTATTTTGGGCCAGAAAACCGCCTAAAGTTTCGTTTTGGACCAATTTTAACGACATGATATAGACAAAATACCGGCATTATATCCGAATGCTTCTATTTTTGTTTCGTTTTAGACCAATTTTGTCCACGTCCGCCGTTCACTCTCAGAATATCCTACCCGTAAATAGAAAGAGTAGGATACGAAAATAGGGCTGCTCCGATATTAGAAACAACCCTACTCCTGTTTAAATACTGTTTATGTTTTCTTTCACGTATGTTCGTGATGTATGGACTTTACGCTTGCATTTATCCTTTCCTGTATCGGCATGATACGCTTCTTTAAGATCACGATACAACATAAATTCACGATACGCTCTTTTCCGCTTTTCTTTAGCTTCTTTCCTGGACAGACCGCGGACGTCTACCATATAAGATTTAAATTTCCTTTCCATGTTATTATATTGTTTATAATTTAGAGGTTGCTCCGGAATCGAACCGGACACGCATTCCTATCCTGTACGAATTTTATGCTACAACCAACAGCCCGTAATTAGTACGTAGTTCTTGTGTACGGGCCCGTACTATGTTGTTATTATATTTTCCGTCTGCTACACAATTTAGCCACAAATAAAGGCGATTGTGTCCTTGCGTTTTGATATAAGATGCTCCTACATGATAGGTTACATGCTCATACCCTGTAATTTAATCTACAGCCTTGTTCTATTTTTCGTGTAAGCAAGTAAGACACGTTCCCGAACGGAGATAAACCTCGTACAACGGCATGTTTTCCAAACTGTAATCACATACCTAACATAAACTATACCTATTCGGATAGTCCATGCAGTAATACCAGCCCTTTAATTGCCAACGGCAAGGGCAACGGCATATCTATCTCCAATATGTAAAATAACTCTCTGTTTTGTCAGCTTCAGTCTAAAGCATACGCGGGACGTGCACCCACTGACAACGGCGTACAGGCGCGTTAAGGTACGCGCCAAACCTTGTTTTTTTTACTGCTGATTGCTTTCGTGTGCTAAATACTCAGACACACATTTTGCAACGGTACGAATCGAATAAGATTTGATCTTAACGGCCACATAAGTAGATTTATACTCGTCCGTCTCTTTAACGATCCATTTTGCACTACTTTTCGTTTCCAACGTTTCCGCGGTTGCAAATCCAAAAGGTTTATATTCACTGCCATAAACTACATTATCAGCGCACCAATCAGCCGTTTTTGCCTCAATTCCTTTCTCTTTGTCTACTTTGTTATCCTTATATACTTTAGAGTATAGGGAAAACTTAATAAAGGTGTCGCCGACTTTAGGTAACATTTGGCTACATACAGCAACTAAACGTTTTTTGTCTTTGGCGAGTGCTGCCACCTTCACCGCGTATTCTGCCGGTATTTCCAACGCTTTACATACCGCCTTTAGGTCTGCACCATTTGCAAATAAAGCATTGTACAACTTTACTGCACCTACTAAATTCGAGGCATTCTCTTTAATAACAGCGTTTTGCAGCTTGTTAACGTTCTTCTTCGTAATCATAACTCAATATATTTTAATTGTTAAACAAATAATATTCAATTTAATAGCCCACAACGCAGGCGATTAACAGATACAGATATAGTCAGCCCAACGGGTACACTATATAGGTTCATCATGTCAACTCGTGATCTCTCTTGATCACGACGCAAATATACGACATTTATCAATACTACAAATATATATGCTATCTTTTTTTTGTTAACTTGTATTAATTTCGATTCTATTATCTGATTATCAGCAAGTTATAAAACACACAAGAGCAGTATTATACGCGTACATTAATATGTAGGATATATGTTTATTTAAGTGGCTTATAATCAATAGGTTATAATAATACATTGATTATCAATAATTTAAATAAATGGTTGATAATCAGCGATTTTGTAGGTTTAAGATAAAAACGCGTTTCCGGTTTTCCAGCGAAGGGGGTGCGGGGGAGAAAACGCGTTTCGGGGGCGGGAGGTTCGTGATAGGTACCCCCTCTCTCCCATCACATAAACATCTTTCCTCTCCCATCACATAAACATCTTTCCTCTCCCATCACATAAACATCTTTCCT